CCACAGGGTGAGACTGGCCCGCAGGGTCCAACGGGTCCACAAGGTCCAGCTGGATCTGATGCCACGATTCCTCCGGGAACCATTGTGGCTTACGCTGGAAGTGCTGCTGCCCCAACTGGGTGGCTGTACTGCGACGGATCTGACGTTTCACGCACTACTTACGCTGATTTGTTTGCAATCTTGGGCACCGTTTTTGGAACTGGTGACGGATCAACTACGTTTGGCCTTCCGAACACAGGTGGCGTTTATATTCGTGGTGCTGGCTTTCAAACCATCGCAACAACGTCTTACCTTGCAAACTTCGCCGCCAAGCAAACTGATTTGTTCAAGTCGCACAAACACAGAATGGCACCTGGCACTGGTAACACAACGGCTAACACTTCCAATACGCCAAGACGCTATCCGGATATTTCCAACGGCGTGCAAACAAACTATGCGGTTTATACGGATACTCCCGTGTTGAGCAGCACGGCCAATGGTAACAACTCGCCAACGGCGGATGGTGGAACGGAAACAAGACCGGCAACTATCGTCTTAAATTACATTATCAAATATTAAGGATTTGAGATGAAAGCATACTTTTATGACCATCAGGGATTTTATGTCGGCATCATCAATCGCCAGCAAAGCCCGCTTGAGCCGGGTGTTTGGCTGATGCCAGCTAGTGCCACAACTGAAATGCCACCAGAGTGTGCGGAAAACCAAATCCAAAAGTGGACGGGTTCGCAGTGGATTGTCATTGAAAAGCCTTCGGAAGAAGTGCCAGTCAATACATTGCCGGAATTGAGTCCGCAGGAAATCATTAACGAAGAGGCGCTATATTTTCTTGCGTCAACAGATTGGTACATCATCAGAGAAATGGATTCAGGTGAACCATGCCCGATTGAGATCAAAGAGCAAAGAGCCCAAGCCCGCGCCAGAATCGTGAAATAACAAAAGGGGAGTTTGTGCAAATTAAAGCTGGTGACAATGTGCCGCTCGTTCTCCAAATCTATGACGGAGCCACGGATGTTTATCCGATTGCCAAAGTGTTTTCTCCCACAGCAGAAGAACTTCACAGTGTAGAGCTGGAGCATCAGGGTAGTGGGCTTTATGTGGCCTCAGTTCCGATGCCTTATTTGTCGCATATCACAGTCCAGTACAAAACTTATGAAGATCCAGGACACACGCAGCTCTCGGGTGCTTATACGATTGCTGCGGAGGTTTTCTTTCGACTGACTTCGCAAAGCACAGGGCAAGCTAATTCAGAGCTTTTCGGCGAAATCAGCGATGTTTCCCTTGAAGGGACGATAATTGAGCAACAAAGGAGCCTCTGACATGGCTGTTAAAATCGTTCATGGCGAAGACATCACGCTTGCTTTAAGAATTAAGGACTCAAAAGGCAATCCCTACGATCTCACGGGTGTTACAGAGGTCACGGCCCGGTTTCAGAAAACAGACAACACGGTTTTATCAAAAACTCTCAGTTCTGGGTCTGTGGTGATCGAGTCTCCCACTCATGGAACTCTGTCGGTTGAACTGCTTGATGCCGATACGTCTCAGCTCAAAAAAGGCGACGGGCAAAGTTTAGAGGTCTGGATTGATGTCGGGCAAAGTCGCCGAATTGCTCAGTTTGTAAAGTCACTGAATGTGGCAAGTAAATTATTTTGATTAGTTCTTAACCGAAGTTAATTACTCATCATAAAAATTGACTAGTCTGTAAAAACTATTTGTTGATTCAAACAATGTGACAATTTATCAAGTCGCTCATGACAACAACTACAAGAGAACTTTTAATTAAGGTGTCTGACTTCGAGTTGCGACAATTGATCAAGCAGAATGCGCAAATGGCGGGCATTTTGTTGTCAGAGTTGAAACGTCGAAAAAAACAGGCGGTAGGACAAAAAGTCACAAGTGAGCATGAAAGTCGCGTTGTGGCTTTTTGCCACCTATTCTTCTTCTTCCTTGGCATTGTTTAAAATCAAAGGTCTCATCATGGCTCGGATGGCGTCATAGACATCATCATCTTGTCTGGTGATCAGCTCCAAGATGTCCTCTGGAATGCCATTGATCTTCTCGGAGACCTCGTGAAATTCCTCTGAGAGTTTTTGCATCAATTGGTAAGGTCGCTCGCCTGGCGTGGTTGCTTTGCCAGAGCCTTTTCCATACGCCACCAAAAGCTCATAGGTTTCGAGCTGAAAGTAATTGGCAATCTTCTCGACGGTATCAACACCGACACTGACCTCTTGATTCAAAATGTCATTTAAAGCCGGACGAGAGATTCCAACGGCTAAACAAAAACCCTGTTTTGTTAGGCCGTTTCTTTCCAAGAGCTTTTCCACGTTCGTCGCCAGAATTTCTCTGGCTGTGGTTTTTTTCATCAATTCACCCACTCAAAATAAGTCAGAGCCAAATAGACCAAAAGAACCTGTTGACAGACAATGAAGCTGAAAATTACGCTTGCGTAAGTTTTAGATAAAGAACCAGAAATAGCAGCATACGACGCTATACAACCGCATAGGAGGATTTATGAATCTGGTTAAGAGTAGTCTAATTACTCTGGCAAAGACGGTGACGGAATTGCCCGTTTTGCTAGAGGAATCGCAAGGGGAAATCACCCCTGAGATCGAAGCTTTAATGAATATTACCTCGGCTGAATTGGTGGCTAAATTAGATAGCTATCAGTTCATTTTAGAGCGATTGGATCTTGAGCAGCAGTTCGCCAAAGACAAAGCGGCACAGTGGTCAAAGGTCGCAAAAACTTTTGATTCTGCTAAATCGCGGCTGAAGGAAAATATTAAAGAAGCAATGAAACAAATGCAGACCACCGAGTTGGTGGGCGAAGAATCGCGCTTTGTTCTCACTCCAGTTAAGCCAGCACTTAATATCACAGAAGAAGATTTAACAGATTCTTACAAGATGATCGTGCAAACGACAGTGCCGGACAAGGAGAAGATCCGCGCTGATTTGGAGATGGGTGTGGCCGTGCCAGGGGCTCGCCTTGAGCAAGGTTTTGCTCTGAGATCCTACGCTGCCACCAGTGCAGCACAAACCAAGAAAAAAGCAAAAAAAAGCCCGGATGAATTAACCACCCAGGCGTGATCGTTATTAAGCAGCAACGCAACAACAACAATCAAAGGAAGCATAATGTCAAATCTCGAAAAAGTCAACGATACGAAGGCTTTTGAAGTGTCCCATCAGCAACGTGTGCAAGTTCCATCAATTCTGGCTTGGATACAAGATCCCGCTCGCCGTCAGCTTTGCAAGGATCTTCATGCGAAGGGGGCATCAGACCTCGAATATGAGCATCTGCTTGTGGTCTCAACAAATACCCAACTCGATCCATTCAAGCGCCAGATTTATTTGGTGCCACGCTGGGATTCTAAATTAGGTCGTAACGTCTACACTCCACAAACTTCCATCGACGGATTTCGTCTGATCGCGGAACGCACTGGAAAGTACATTGGCCAGCTTGGCCCGTATTGGTGCGGGCCAGATGGCAAGTGGGTTGATGTGTGGCTGGAAAAGGGATCGCCAGCAGCGGCGAAGGTTGGCGTGCTTCACGCTGATTTCAAGGAGCCACTCTGGGCTGTGGCTCGCTTTGATGCCTACGCGCAAACGACTTCCAAGGGTGATTTGACGGTGATGTGGAAGAAGATGGGCGATGTGATGATTGCAAAGTGCGCTGAGAGCCTTGCGATCCGCAAAGCCTTTCCAGATCAAACGGCAGGTCTTTATACGTCTGAAGAAATGGCGCAGTCAGAACCCCAAGCGCAGCAAGTCAATCCAATAAAGCAAATCAGAGATGTCGAAGCCGCTCAAAGCAGTGATCCAGGCAACTACGTCATGCAAAAGGGCATTTTTAAAGGGAAATCCCTTTACGAGATCGGCGCGGTTGAATTGGCGCCGTACTTCGATCAGATCCAAGAGTCTTTTGAGCAAACCGGAAAAACACCAACCAAGTCAGAAGCTGAGTTCTTAGAGTGCGCAAAGGCTTTCATTGCCCGTGAGAAAGCGTCAATGGGTCTTGATCTTGAGTCAATGGAAGCCGACTACAATGCCGAGTGGGAGAAATGAGTCATGTCAAAAACGAAGTATATCACAGGCAAAGTCTACTCACTTGCGATGACTTCAATGGATGAAAGCATTGTGATTTCCGCATTGGAGGTCGGAAATTCGCAACAACTTATTCTTTTGTACTCACCGCATGAACTTGATCAGGCCCAGGCGGATTTCTGGGAACTGAGACGTAGAAAGCTCGAAACTTACCAAGACGTGTTGAAAGGAGTCATCCGTGATCCAGATCCAGGTTTCTGAAATCATCAATGCGATTGATACGGATCAGCCAGGCATGAGCCGCAAGATCCGGGCGAATCTTGAAGACCTTTTGAATCAAGGAGAGATTTTTGACACTGGTTACTTTCGGCCTCCACAAAAAGTCGGGAAGGCTACTGATAAAGTTCGGAAAAGCAATTTACCTCGTCAATTTTGAACAGAGAGCGGGCCGGACTCCGGCCCCTTTCCTTCATCAAGGAGTTCAACATGAAAAAGCAAAGATGGTGGAAATCGAATCAGCCAGAAGCCGCTTTGAAATCTACTGAAGAAATTCAGCCATCAAAGCCTCGATCTATTAAGGATCTTCCGGTGCTCTACACAGCCCGCCAGGTGGCTGAGTATTTCGGCGTGAATCATTACACGGTCTATAAGTGGAATGCCGAAGGGCTGATCAAAGGTGATCGCTTGGGTCGCCACCTTCGCTTCACGGCTGAACAGATCGCTCAGTGCAAGGCACGCAAGGAGGCATTGTCTCATGGGTAAGAAAGGAACTATTCAAGTCGGAGTGACAACAGCGAGTGGAAAATATGTCACTCGTCGTTTTCTTTCATCGAAAGATGCTCGTGACTGGCAGGAGGCTGAGAGAGCCAAGCGTCAGCGCGTGTTGGCTGGCTTGGATCTTCCGAAAAAACTCAAGAGCATGACTTTGCAGCAATATGCGGTGGAGCACTACATTGCCCGCCGCATGAAGGGCGAGGTGATCGGCAAAGCTCGCGGTAAGAAACGTCAGCCGGCAGTTCGCGGCACTTGGGAGAATGAAGCTCAGAGATTAGAGGACTATGTGATTCCTCGAATGGGCGGAAGACCTCTTGGCACGATCTCATCGGAAGAGTGGGAGTTGGTGTTTGATCAGATCCAGGCCAATCCGATGAAGAAAGAAGTGGGCCGGCTTTCAGATTCAACGATGAATAAGATCAGAGCTTTGATGTCTCGTCTTTACGAAGACGCGATCATCGAAGGTTATGCGATCCGCAATCCGATCCGCGACACAGCCACCAGAGACGAAGGCGACCCGCAAAAGAAAAGTGATTATTGGAATCGGGACGAGTGCGTGAGGTATTTGGCTGAAGCCAAAAAGATCAGCCCGCAATTTTTTTGCTGGGCAGTCTGGGCCTTAAACACAGGTGGCAGAATCAATGAGTTGTTAGCGACAACGCATGACGATGTGAACCTAAGAGAAGGGTTCATTTCTATTGCCAAGATCGTGGACATTCATGACGCCAACACAGTCAGAGAGCGCACAAAGGGAAAGCGTTCAAGAATTGTTGGCATGAATAACTCAATGATTGATGCTTACCTTCGCTTGAGAGATTCGCTGGATCGCTATCACAGTGACGAGTTCTTGTTTGCTCACGAACCAGGGCAGCCGGGAAAGTATCACTGGTATTACAAGCTTCATCGCCGGGCCTGTGATCGTGCACGGGTGAAATACATTAGACCTCACGATCTCAGGCACACCTATGGAAGCCACTATATGATGGCTGGTGGATCATTGGCGGATCTTGGCGAAGTGCTCGGACACAAGTCGCCTTCAATGACTCAGAGATACGCGAAGTTTTCGCGCGAACATTTGCAGAAAACGTCACAAGTCTTTGAGGTCGGATTAGAGACAGAGAAAAAGAAATAGCAACATAGCAATAGCATAGCAGACAGCCCAAAAACGGGGGCTGACATAGCAGAGACGCAATAAGGGGATTTGTAAGTGTTTGAAGTCAGAGGGAAAATGGAGAATGGATGGGGGGCCGCGGCGGTGAAAATCCACAGCACAAGCGGCTTGCAAATCCGTCTACGGGGGTGCGAATCCCTCTACCACCTCCAAATTTCTTCCCGACTAGACCATAAACGTAAAGTATTGAATCAAGGCAGAAAAGCGCCTTCTTTCAATAGTTTCCTAGGTAAAAACACTGCCCATTTCGCCCCGACTAGACGCAAACAAAAACCGTTTGCGATTTTGGTCTGGGTTGCCCCTTTTGGCTCTATTTTGAGCTGTCTGCATAGCAATAGCATAGCACGCACAAAAATCAGCAACGCAACTATACTAGGAGCAGCAGTCATGGGACGCATACGAACAATTAAGCCAGAGTTCTTTCTGCACGAAGGACTGGCTGATCTCGAATCAGAAACGGGTTTACCTTTACGCCTCGCCTTCATTGGCCTTTGGTGCCAGTGTGACCGCGAGGGCCGCTTTCACTGGAAGCCAAGAACGCTCAAGGTGCAAATTATGCCTTGGGATGACTGCGACTTCGGTCAGATTCTTCAGGCGCTTGATTCGGCTGGATACGTGAAAATGTATGCAGTTGATGGGAACATTTACGGCGTTGTTCCTTCTTTCAACAAGCATCAGGTGCCAAACGCTCGGGAAGCTCAGTCAAAGATTCCAGCGCCGCCCGAGACAATCGAAATCGAAGAAAAGAAAAGGTCACGGAACATCCCGGCTGAAGTTAAGCGGGCGGTTCTTGAGATAAGTGATTCATGCGCCGAGTGCGGCACAACTGAAAACCTTCAGTTTGACCACATTATCCCATTCTCCAAGGGCGGCGATAACAGTCTGAACAACATTCAACTGCTGTGCGCTCCATGCAATGTCCGTAAGTCCGACACTGTAATGCACATGAAAGAACATGAAACGCACGTGCAAGCACGTGCAAGCACGTGGGGAACTGGAAGGGAACTGGAAGGGAAAGGAACGGGAACTGGAAAGGAACGGGAAGGAGTTCCGCGCCGCTCACGCGTCACGGAGCCAATCGAAACAGTTGTGTCCAGTGAGAACATTTTGCACGGCCAAATTTCGCAAGAAAACGCGCTGCTCGTCGCTTCAAGACCCAAGGGGAATGGTAAGGGTGCCACCCTTGTCTCAAAACTCAACAGAAAGCGTTTAGAGCTACATATTGCGATTCATGGAGTTGAGCCACTAACCAATGCTCAGACCAACGGAATGCTGTCCAATCTGATCAAGCTGGCTGGTGAAGATTTAGCTCCACGGGTGCTAGAATATTTTTACGCAGTGCCAAATAAGTTCTATCGAGACAAAGGACATCCTTTGCAGCTGATGATCCACGATCTCGAAAAGCTGGCAACGGAAGTGAAGCGCCAGGCGCCAATCATGCCCGATATGAGAGCCGGTGATTTTGAGAAGCAAAAGCACAATGCCGCCCTTCGCGCGCAATACATCAAAGAAGCTAAAGAGCGTGGGGAGGACGTATGAACAAGACCACGAAGTTTGCTTTAATGATTGTGAACCTGGCTGATCTCTTGGGTCTCCAGGAGCCAAAGCACCGCATTGACCGCCTGGCAAACTTTCTTAGCACGGAGTTGTCTGAGCATGAGATGCAAGTGGCTTGCCGCCAGATTGCGCTCACGGAAAGCCGGATGCCAGTGCCAGCAAAGTTCATCGAGCTTGCGCGTGGATCTACGAAGAACCGCGCCGAAGCTGAGATTGAGAAAGTCTTTAAAGCTTTCTCACTGTACGGCTACAACTCGCCAGAAGAGGCCAAGGCTTTCTTAGGCCCGGTGGCCTGGAAAGCGATTGAGCGCATGGGTGGCTGGTACAATGTGCGAACCAGAGAAGGCTTCAATCCGCAAGTCTTCCGAGCTCAGCTCTTAAATGCTCTGCAAAGCCTGGTTGAGTCCGAATCCAGAGAATTTCAATTTTCACAGATTGAGTCGAAAAGAGTCTCACAACTCATTGCTCAAACGGTGAAAGGTATCCCAGATGAATCGCTACCAGGCCCCATGCGTGAAATGCAAAGCTCCGTCAGTCCACAAAACGGGTCTGTGCCAAGCGTGTCGGGAACAAACGTGCAAGTGCGGAACAAAGTTTCTAGTTAATACACTAGGACAAACGCTCTGTGTGCTCTGTCAGAAGAAGCGAAAAGCCAAATTAAAAAGTCTTGATTATTAAAGCCCCCAAAAGGGGCTGGGGTGGTTTTGCTGATCCATCCTGGCCCCTTCCTTCCCACAGATCGGGAAGGAACGAAAACCACAATGGAAGGTTTATTGGATGAGTACGCCTGAAAAACAAATTGAGAATGAAATTCTCGCCTGGCTTACCTACTGCGGCGCCTTGGTGTGGAAAAATCAATCCGTTGGAATCTTTGATCCAGTAAAAAAAATCTATCGCAAATCTCACAACCCATATCATCGCAACGGGGTTGCAGACATTCTCGGGATTTGGGACGGACGCCCTTTAGCGGTTGAGGTTAAAACCAAAACCGGAAAATTAACTGCCAACCAAGTCCGATTTCTGGAGGACTTTCAGGCTGCTGGAGGCATTGCCTTCGTAGCCCGTTCGATTGCTGATGTTGTGCGAGAACTAAGCAGTCCATCAAATCCTCGCGCTCAATTTCGGGCGGGAGTAAGCCAAAGCTCTATCAAGGACGATAAGCCAAAAGCTTCTCCCGCTCGTTCCTCTCAGAGAAAATTTGCCGCAAAAACCAAACAGTCGAAGAGGTCTATATGACCAAACTCACTTTGATTGTTGGGGGCGCAATGGACTGCGAAATGCCGACCTTAGAGGAAGTTCTAAAGTACGCCAAAGGGAACATCCGAAAGTTCATCATTCAATTCGCTTCCGATCTGCCAAGTGAACAGCAAGAGGAAATCGAATCGTCTGCGAATCTTCGCATCATTGAAGCCTACAAGCGCCTTGATCCCGAGATGGGCTGGAAGTCTTTTGTTCATAACCATGCCCGTGGCGCAGTCCTGGATTACCTGAAATTTGGTCGAGGATTTCAAGAAAGCAAATGGCGCCTGCGCCTCTCGGATGATCCAAACGCAAAGTACGTCGAAAAGCTAAGAGAACGAGTCATGCTCAATTCTGAAGACCAAGAAAACGATATTGATTTGCTTGCGGGCCTTAACGGTGTGGCCACCTACATGAAAGAAACTATGCCGAAGATCCGTTGGGATCTGGTGGCGCGGATGGCAAGAGAAGATGAAGCCATTCATGCAACTGCGATGTGGCTCAGAGACCACGATCTTGAAGACATCGGCAAAGTCTTCGGCGTGGGCTCGGCCCGAGTCGCCCAGCTTATCAGAGCTTTCGTGGATCGCTTTGATGACCCAGATCTGACACAAAATAACGCCGAATCCTACTGGTTCAATCAAACCATCTACGCTTTCGGACTCTCTGAGGTCTTCGGTATGGATGATATTGACGAGTCTTTGTGCGTGGGCTTCAGCGTCGGCTGGGAGCTTGCGCCGGTGGATCTCGATAGCTTTGAGCCGAAAAGATCCTCAGACGCTCACAAGCAAACGGCCTTCAATCTTGAAGAGGTCTCATGAAAGATGAGCAGGGCTTAACTCCAAGACAAGCTGCTTTCGTTGAAGAGTTCCTTCTGTGCGGGAACGCAACGAAAGCCGCAGCCAAAGCTGGCTACAGCGAGAAAACCGCTAATGAGCAAGGCTCTCGCCTGTTAGCAAATGTTAATGTGCAGCGCGCCATTGAGCTTGGATGGCAAGCGAGAAAAGAAAAGTTCCAGATCACGGAAGAGATGATTGTGAAGGAGCTGGCCGCAATTGCCTTTGGGCACTTGGGAAAGGTGGCCACCTGGGGCTCTGAATCCATGCGGGCCATTCCCAAGGAGGACATGGACCCAGAGGCAATGAAGTATCTTGAGAGCATCGAAAAGATCCAGCTCGGGGAAGATAGCTCAAAAGTGGTGGTGAAGACCCTTTCTGGGCAAAAGACAAAAGCCTTAGAACTCTTAGGCAAACACATCGGAATGTGGAGCAATAATGATTTACGATCCGCATCTAGTGCAGATCCTCTCCAGACTATCGCGGAAAGAATTTCTGGCTACATACAAAGAAGCCCAGAAGGCGGGGGATCGGGAGAGTCAGCTTGATCTACTCCGGCTTCGCTGTGCGACTGATGTCGAACTTTTTGCAGCTACGTTTTTTCCTCACTATTGCTCGCGTGAATTTAACCAATTTCATCGTGATCTGTTTGGCAGCTTTCAATACCAAGAAAGAGCAGTTAGAAGAGTTCGCGCGGCACCTAGAGGCTCGGCAAAATCGACGTTGGCCACCCTCATTAAACCCATTCACGATATCTGTTATGGCCTTGAGAGATTCGTGGTCATTATCTCAAACACCGAACCGCTCGCCACTCAGAAGCTTAAAGACATCAGAAATGAGATTCTGGCGAATCCTGAGCTGCAAGATACTTATGGAGTTAGGTTTCCAGTTAAGCGTCCTGGGGAAACGCAGTTCATCGTGGAGTCGCAAGCTGGGCAAGTCGCTTTCATGGCGTTTGGGCGTGGGGCTCAAGTTCGTGGGGTTCGATTCGGTGCTTACCGACCAACAAAAGTCATCTGCGATGATGTGGAGCACTCGGACGAAGTTCACAACGAACGGATTCGTCAAAAGACGCATGATTGGTTTTTCGAGGATGTGGTCAAAGTAGGCGACACAGGCACCACGATTGAAGTCGTTGGCACTGTCCTTCACAAGCAAAGCCTTCTCTCAGAGCTGATCCGCAATCCTGCCTATGACGGGGAAATCTATAAGTCGGTCATTTCTTGGGCGGATCGCCAAGACTTGTGGGAGAAGTGGGAGCGCATTTATACGGATCTGGATAATGACAAAAGATCCGAGGACGCACAGAGATTTTATGAGGAAAACAGAGCCGAGATGCTAAAGGGCACCAAGGTTCTGTGGCCCGAAAAAGAAGACTATCTGGCTTTGATGAAGGAAATGATCGAGATCGGCAAGCGGGCCTTCTGGAAGGAAAAACAAAACTCCCCCCTGGGAGCTGATGAAGCCGTCTTTGATCGTGTGCATTGGTATCGTGAAACGTCCATCAACAACGGTCAAACCCGAGGGATCGTTATTGAGTCAACGGACGCCTTCATTGCCTATTCGAAGCTAACGCCAAACGCTTATGGTGTGCTTGATCCTTCGACCGGACAAGTCAAAGCCAAATCAGGAAAGCTTGGCGACTGGACCTGTTTGTTATCAGGCTTCAAAGATCCCAATGGCCGGGTCTTGGTTCACGAGGACTGGACCAAGCGAGTGCCGCCAACGAAATACATCGAAGCAATCTTTGAGCATCATGAGAAGTACCAATACCAGAAGTTTGGTGTGGAAACGAACCTGTACCGTAATCTTCTCATGCCCAATATCTTGGCTGAAAGGCAGCGCCGAGAGGCGCAAAGAAATGGTGAGCTGTTAAAGCTTCCTTTCTACGACATCGAACAAGTCGAGAATAAGACAGAGCGGATTTACCGCTTAGAACCCAAAGTCTCGCACGGGTGGATCGTCTTCAACAGAGCACTATCGCAAGAGTTTAAGCAGCAGCTAGAAGACTTCCCGCACGCAGATCACGACGATTGCCCGGACGCTTTGGAAATGCTGTGGAGTCTTATTCATGACAAGTATCGCGCAAGTGCTGTGGTGGCTTCTGCTATGTCTGGTCGCTAATCTGCTAATTGGCTGTATGCCTCAGAGAATGGTCAATGGAGTGTGTGAACCAACGATCATTTACAAGTACAAGACGATCCCTGCGCTTCCGATGAAGCCAACGCCAGCTCCAACGCCAGATATTTCGCTGTGGGAGACAAGAGTCGATCAATTGGAATCAGAAATTGAATGGTTCCAAAGGAGACTCCGTGAGGCTGAAAGCACCTGTGATTAGCGAGCGTGAAAAGCGTGATCAAATCCTAGATCGTTTGCAAGAGAAGAGAAAAGAGCTGATTGAGATTGCCAAAAAGACAGCGCATGAGATTGCCGATGCTGGCTTGGTTGTGACCTCTCCAATGGTGCTGGAATTGATGCGGGAGCGTGGGGTTGATTTTGCAAATCTCGATACGCGCTTTATGGGTGTGGTGTTTCGTTCCGGTTGGGTGAGAGTTGGCTTTGTGCCCGAGGGATCGCACGCGCAGCCGATTTCACTTTGGAGGCGTAAATGAGCTTTTGGGAAAAGGTTAAGAAAAAAGAGTTTTCCTTCACTCTGTTTAAAATCTCTTTCTCCACAGGTGGCAAAAAGCCAAAGGTCCATAGTGTTCGGGTTCCGATCCTCGGGACCATTGGCAAGAAAGAAGACAAAAAGAAAGAGTGATCCAGCTCAGGCTAGACAAAGGTGTTCAAACTTATAGCCATAAGTGAGAGAGCTAAAGCGATGAAATCAGAAGAAACCACCCCCTCACCTTCGACGACGATTGATGAGAGGGAAATCAGAACAATACTCGCCGAAGCTATGGGCTATGCCTCGATGTGCTGGGAGCCTAGACCATCGGGCCTGTTCGACTCAAGTCTGTGTGAGACTGGACTAAACGAGGCAATGGACAAGATCAAGTCACACTTAGGGGTCACACTTACGACTGATAGTGAGAGTCAAGAAGACGCAGAAAAATTCGGTCAATGTCCGACCTGCAAAGGTGCAGTCAAAGTCTATGACAACGGTCTTTCATATGAGCCGCTTGAATTGTCTGAGATGCAAATAATTGAAGTGTTTGAAAACCGAATCGCCGAACTATGCGAGGATATTGCAGAAATGCACACCAGAAATGAAGACCTCGAAGCCAAACTCAAACTTGCGACCGATGCGCTTGAGAATATTGCAGAGAAAAAACCTAGCGGAAATTATGCTTCGGATAGTGCCAAGTACACACTAGCGAAGTTGAAGGGTGATAAATGAAAAAACAGATAGAGATAGAAGCCGCTTGGTTTTATCGAGTGCCTGAAGAAATGCCAGTATGGAAACGAATTATTTGGCGAGTATTTGGCGAGCGGCTTGAAGGTGTTGCTGATGGATATAAGGTTGTGGGTTACAAGTTTAAAGACATCACGTTGATTCATTCGGTAGAGCTATCAAATCATCAAGAGACTAATTAAATAAAAAACCCGATCACTCGCCAAAGCAATCGGGCCAGTCAGTGCAAGACGAAGCTCGCAACCGAATCTTGCATAGACCAAGTATGACCGAAGTCGAGTCGTGCGACAAGCACAAGTCACACCCGACTGAAACCATCCCCTTACCTTCTCCGACCGACAGTGTGGTTAAAGAAAAAATCCAAAACAATATCAAAGCTTGGCGCGAGCAGGCCAATCGTTGGGATGGTCCAGGGCTAACTGAGGATGAGGAAAACGCTTATTATGTCGGATTTGCTGAGTGCCTAGAATGGCTACATGAGCGCAATCGTCACTTAGGGGTCACACTTACGACCGAAGCACCTGAAACGGCAATTGAGTTTGGTATGGACGCGAAGAAATGGACTGACGAGTTTTTAAAACTAAAACCCGATGCCACCGACTTTGGTGTGATGATCGGCTGGTTTAGTAATGCAATCATGGCCGGATATGATCGGGCAAATTGGGCTAATGAAAAGCGAATCGCCGAACTCGAAGCCGAACTAGACGCGGCACTGGCTGGTGCGAGCATTGAAGCAAAACGCGCTGATGATCTTCAAACAAAACTATTTGCGACTCATTCAATGTTAGTCAGCACAGGAGACCTTCAAGCCAAAATAAAAGAACTCACCGCCGAGAATGAGCGGCTGAAAATTGAAATCAACGAGTACCAAGCTCTTAAACAAGAAA